TTGCAATCTTCAAATGTTGATCCATCTAACAATAATACATTATTTGCATCTGTTGGATTGTCTTGTATATCTTGTAATAATGCAACACCTAATAAATCTCTAAGCTCGTTTTCTTCTACTTCGCTTTCAACTTGAAGAAAGTTACTTAAACCTCCTGTGTTTTTAACAGTTACAGCCCAATTATTAGATATTGGTTTTATCGACTGTTGTTGTACTAATGTTAGTAATCCCATCTTTTTGCTGTTCTATTAAGTTTATCGGTTTTATTTTCCAATTAGTGTTATTTGCTAAAATTGGATTATCAAAGTTTTTAAATATTTCTTCAAATGACTTTTCAATTATTGACCTATCATCATCAGTAATTGCATTATAAAAGTTTGTTGCTTGAATTATCGACTCTCCTGATTGACCTGAAAAAATACCATCTTCAATTTCAATTAATAATCTTGGGACATTCTTAGCTGACTTTCTTATATTGTTTGAAAGTCCTTTTTTAATATTTGTAAATAATTCAGGATTAACATTCGATTTTATTTGAGTTACTTTGATTGCTGCTTCTTCGTCTATTGTGCCGTCCTCTTTTACATCAGTCTCAACTAGCATAAAGTTTTCACCATCTGCACCTAATAAGTTTTTAGCCTTGTTTACCAATGCTTCTTGCTCTTCTTCTGTTCCCGAAGGTGCAACACTCATTATTGTTTTATCAAAAAAGCCGTTTCTTATTGTGTTGTTTTCGTAAATAGATATTTGGCTTTCAGTATCACAATCTAAGTATACAGGATCAAAAGTACTTAAAGGATAAAAATATTCATTATCTAAAAATTCAAAATATATTTGTCCTTTATATTTTTCAATACCACCTGCTTTTTTTATTTGATTAGCCAACACATTTGATTCAAGATTAAATACATTATAATCTTTAATATTAGGTTTATCAAATCTTACATTTTTTCTTTTTTCCCAATTATCATAATAAAGAAGTTTTGCAGAATAACCAGTTTCATCAGGTTTAGCAAATCGAACATTCTTAAAATCTTTTAAATGAACGTTTTTTATTTTGCCGCCTAATGTTGGATTTAAATGAATATAATAACCCTGATTCTTTGATGCTGAAATAGCTACTTGACTTAATAATGTTTGTAAAGTTATTTTCTTACTTCTTGAATCTTTGCCAACAACAATATTATTAAGCTTCTCTTTTTCAAACCCTTGACCTTTTAAAAACTTAGCATAAATATTTGCAGAGGTTTTAGCGGTTGATGAACCGTTAATTAACTTTTCCATTATTTGAGGATAGTCATTTTGTTCTCCGAAATACATGACACCATGCACACCTTCATCAACTGATTTAATAGATTTGTTTAATTCTATTATAACTCTATCATCAATCTCTTTATTTAACAACCTTTGACCTGCCATATTTAGCTTTGTTTTACAATGTAATTTTCAATTAGTTCTTTAGCTTTCTTTAGTTTTAATTTGCCTGTTGAAAGATTTAAAACAATAGCAATTTTATTTAGCTCATGATAAGAACCTTTTTTCAATGCTGCTTTAATTTCATCAATAGAATAAATTTGTACTTCTTTTGGTTCTGCTTTTACTTCTTTTTTAGTTATTACAGGAACTACTTTTTTAACATATCCATCAGGTAATACCTGAAAATCTTTTACAGACAATAAACCATTGTTTAATAATTCTAATGCCTTTGCGTCTGTTGTATATTTTGAATCAATATGTAAATGGCCTGCGATTAAAATCCCATCTTCAAATAGTCCAGGAATGTATCTTCTACCTTCAAAAGATAATATATGTTTTTTTGTTACTTTTTGCATACCGTTTTTTTTTAGTTCTAAGAAATATTTTTCTTGTGATTTACTACATGTGCGAGGTTGCCCACCGCCCAGAAATAAAACAGAATATATTTTTAATAATTTAATTGAATGTTCAGGACTTTTAATTATGTCCTTAATATCCATTTTCAATAATATTTCTAAATCTTTCTTCATTATTTAGAATCTTTTTTATCTTCTTTTTTAGTTTTATACCCATTAGGTAATATTTCAAAGTCTTTTTCTTTTAGTGATTTATCATTAAGCAGTATAATTGCATCAATATCACTAATTTCTGACATTAAAATACTTTTATGCAATGTAGAAAAATGCATTAAACAATCTTTTTTATACTTGCATGTATTATTATTTTTCATTTTTTGCTTTTTAAAGATTATAAATAATACTTGAAACATAAAGCTCCAAGTATTATTTTAAATTAATTAACCTGGCGCAGTTTCAAGTGCAACTAAAGCTGCTAAAGAAGCTGCATAACTTGTAATATAAAAGTTATTCTTTGAAGCAGGCTCTGGTGCAGTTGCTAATGATTCTAAAGTTATCGCTCTAGCTCCATCAATATCATTTGCTGTAAATTCATCACTTGTTGGAAACATTCCATTAACTAACCCGAAAATTCTAAAAGTTGCATTATCAGCAAGTTTATTTTTCATTTCAACTATCACAACTATATCAGCAAGTGAATCTAAATTCTGTTGACTTGCTGAATCAAATTGAAATCCTTGAAAATTAAATGAATGAATCCATCTATTAGCTCTATCATCTGCCGTTACTAAACTTGAACCAGGATTAAGTAAATTTTTAACTCCTGTTAAAGTATAGGCTTTCTTTGTAGACTTCATTACTATTGCAGTAACAAGTGTTGTATCGGTTACATCGTATGTGATTGTAGAAATATCACTCCTATTCATCATCCACGCTTTAACCTCTGTACCGCCGATAGGTTGTGTCAAACAAGTTGACGTAATATCTTTGGCTATTCCTTCTGTACATGTTGCCATTTTTTCTAAATTTTAAGATTAATAAGCTACTGTAATCATATATTCCTCAAGAACTTTAGCATCTTCAGTAAATCCCCAAGTTGTATAATTTTTACGTTCTTTTTTCTCATACCATTGATCTAAATCATCAAGGTCTGACTCGTTTAATGTACCGATTGGAATGTTCATTTTGTCAGTAAACACAATTCTGTGAGGTAAATAATAAGCAAGACTATCGGTATTGTTTTCAAAATCTTCTCTTGAAGTTACATCCCATACAGTTTGCATATTGATAACAGTATGTCCTCTGTATTTTAGAGCTTGTAAACCATTTTGTAAAATATCAATATCATAAACAACACCTTTATCTAAAAGATACTGCTCGTAATTATCAAATAACTCACCTGATAAAAGATACTTTGCATCTGGATTAGATTTTAACCTTACATCCGATTTAGTTCTTACAGAGTTCATATATGCTACTGCTGCTCCTGCTGCTAATGTTAATTGAGCTGATTTGCTTGTTAGTACCGCATTTTCAGTTATAGTAACTCTCTCAATATCACCTGCCGTAACACCTGTAAAAATTTGTTCCCAGATACCGTCTAAATAATCATAGAATTTCACATCTGCTGCTAAAACTAAACCAGGAACATCTGTTCCGCCTGCTGTTGTAAGTGCTGGAGTTTCAACAACTAATACTGTTGCACCTGCACCTGCTACTGTAATTAAAGCGGCTGCTGCTGGATCACCTGCGATTAATGCAGCTAAATCTGTGATTGTTTTTGCACCTGCTGTTAAGCTTGCTGTTATTGTAGTTCCTACTACTGAAATAGCTGCTGCGCCTGCTGCAACATCATCAATATCAAATATGATTCCGTTTCCTGCTGCACCTGCTGCTACTGCGTTCACTACCAATAAAGGATTATCAACACCTGTTACTGTTGCTGTTACATCACTTGATACTGCTACTGATGTGTTGGCAAACCAGGCTGCTCTCCATATTGTTTGCACCATAGCTTCAATCATAAGGATAGCATAAAATACTTCCATGTCTGACCCTGTAATATCGTAAAGCTCTCTATAATTAGAAATTTTACTATAATATGATTTAAACAACTTATTAACTGTTGCTTGACATAAAATTAATGCATCTTCAATTCCAACTGGATCCCAGAACTTTTCAGTTAAAATACTTTCTGGTGAACTTGTTTGAATATCGCAACTTGAAGTCGATTTTTTTAATCCTGTTTTGCCAAATTGAGATGCAAAAGCAATTTGCTCTTTTATTTTGATACCTGTCTGAAAATCATGTATCTCTTTAATTTGAGGATGTTCAAATACTCTCTCTAAGATAAAGTCTTTGATTTCCTGTACTTCGATAGGGTTTAAAGTTAACCCTGATAAATCTATTCCTGCCATGTCTTTATGTTTTTATTTTTTTTTGTAACTAAATTTTGATTCTTTTTTTTCTTGTTTTTCAACAGCAGGAACATTTATTTCTGCTGTCTCATTAGAAAACTGATTTTTAAAATCTGTAAATTCTTTTTTAATTTCATTTACATGATTTTCAACTTTTTTAATTTCAGAAATTTTATTCTCTAAACTTTTAGATAAATTTTCATTCTCTAATTTTAGAACTTCAATTTCTGCTGTTAGCTCACTTGTTGAATCTTCTGTTTCTTCAACGGCTTCTCTAATTTTAGAGCTTCAATTTCTGCTGTTAGCTCACTTGTTAAATCTTCTGTTTCTTCAACGGCTTCTCTAATTTCCATTAAAGCACCATTTTCAAAAACATAAGTTTCTCCACTTGCAAGGATAAATTCACCATTTGCGGCCGAACCGTCAACAGTTGCCATATCTCCAATTGCAATTTGTTCTTCTGATTCTACATCAGGAAAGTCGATTTCAACCCCATTAACATCTTGTATCATTATGTTTTTTGGAGGACTCAATACTTTCATCACTTTATTGAACATATTTTCTATCAGTCCAATTTTTTCAATTACTTCTTTATTTTCCATTTCTTCATCTTCATTATTATTAATTACTATTTCTTCATTATTTGTTTTTGCCTTTACGAAATTTAATTCTTTGGCTTCTTCCAAAAACATAAAACGTTCATCTTTCATTATTGCAAGCATTTCATCAACTGATTTGCCTGTAACATTTGCATATAATTTTGCTAAATTTATTTTCTCTGATTCTAATTCGTTGGCTGTTCTTCTTAATTCTGAATCATCACCCATTGCAACTGTCCAAGGGTTATGAATTAACAATCTACTGTTTTGAGACATGTGTCTGTTTTCTGTTGCAATAAGTATTTGAATGCCTGAACTTGCAACCGTGCCTAATGCTTCAATATGTGGATTAATATTTAATGCTTTAATTGCATCGTATATTTTTAAACCCTCCCAAAGATCACCGCCAAATGTATCTAAGTAAATTTCTTTGCCTTGTTCAATAAATGGTAGTAAGTTTTCAGTTGTAATATCAAACCCAATATCGCCTTTGAACATCATCCCATTTTCTTTAAATGGAGTAGGTGGGTTTGGTTCAAAAAAGAATAAGAAATTTTTAATATCATTTTTAGCAAGCCATTTGGATGCACTTTTTTTTGTAAATTCTGCACGACTAAATATTACAGATTTTTTAATACCATCTTTTTCGTAACGTGCAATAAACTTATCTTCCATCTTTCTATTTTTTGTAAAGTTATTAAGAATTATTCTAAATAACAAATTATTTATAATCAATCTAAATAACAGCCGTTTTATTATTTGCTGTTTGTTGTTTTTGTGCTTCAGTTACACTGTCTGTCATTAATGTAGGTTGCACCACTATATCTTCTGTATTGCCATTGTTTATATTATCCCTTGAAACTATTCCTTGATTAACATTTGGAGCTATTGGAGTACGACCACCACCACCACCAGAAGCTCCACCACCACCTTTTGCATTGTCGCCAGGTAAACCAGAATCAACTTTTAGTATATTTTTAACATTTTGAAATCCTGCTGTTATTGCTGCTGCTGCTGCTGTAATACCTAATGCGGGACCCACAATAGGGATAGGTGCTAATGCTGCAAATGCACTTGTTGCACCTTGAAAAGTACTTATAGTTGCCTGAGCTACTGCTGCTGCTTTCCCTATTCCTGTTCCCTCTCCTGCTATTTGTGCTATATTGCCTAAAAAGTCAGTTGCTAAAGCTATTTTTGCTTTATTTTCAGCTTGG